AGCCATGATTCCAAGAATGCTGGATGGATCCCCTAACGGTGGGGATCTTCCATCTGATTCTTGTCATCATATAAATCACGTTTCGGGGGGTGTGGCTAATCACCCGGAATTTCTTCCTGTTGCCCTGCGTGGATGGCCTTTCACCATCTTGGTTTTTGCCCTTTCGGGTTCGGAGGACGGAGCCCGTGCCTCCTACCTGGAATATATCGACATTCCAGGGGGTGGATAAACCGGTAACTTTCGTTGGATGGGGTTCCCATTCCCCTACCTCTTTCGTCTTTCCATCGACTATTTGGGTTGTCACAGACAGCACTCTTTACAACCATTGAGTGGCTTTTCGGTCTGACTTTGTTCGTATTTTACGGTTTTTAGAAGCCCATTACCTCTGCGAGTTTTCTGAGCAGGCCATGGTCGTTACTTCTATGAATTTTCCAACCATGGCTGTTTGGATGTCCTTACCTCTGTGAGTTTTCAGGCATCTGTTATGCGATTTTTATTGCCCATTACCTCTACGAGTTTTCTGAGCAAGCCACAGTTGTTACTTCTATGAATTTTCCAACTATAGCTACTTGGATGTCCTTACCTCTATGAGTTTTCAGACATTTGTTACTTGCGTTCAAATAAACACCTTGTGGTGCTCATCTGAACAATGACACTTCCGGCTTTGCGTATCGCGCGAACATTCCAAGAGCGTTCGGAAACTCCTGGTGTCCCTTCTCTAGCACCACCGTTTTTCTAACCCTTTCAACATGCGACTCCATGTCCCGAGACCAGACAGAGCGTGCATGAGACCCGATCTGGCTTCCACAAGCTATGTCCTGTTTCTTGTGCAGGTACGGAACCTCACCCCAGTGGCACACCGGAGTCTTGTCTGACATCCACTTGTTGTTTTCGATCCAAACTCTGTTCCAAACGGATAGCATGTCCTCAGTCGTCATCCACTCACTCCCGTGGTGTACAGACCACGTGGTGCGTCCGGTTGGAACCCAATCCTTGGGCACGCATGATGTTATGGCAGCAAAGCCTAACCGCAGATCACGACGATGGAAGAAATACAAAGCCCACATTTGCGCATACGCTTTGGCGAGACACCCGCTGTCTCCAAGGGAAACAACGCCTCCTTTCTGGATTCTGCTTCTTCCGATGATTTCGAATTGATCACGACAAGGCGCTATTATTTCCCTTCCATCCTTCATGTGCAGCCGGTGGTAGTGGTGCGAGCAGAACTCAACCTCTTCCCAATTGGTTGAGAACCTAGACGGGGTTTCCAAGTCGATGTCCTTCCGAATTTTTCCTGCCAGTGTGATGTACTTGAGGGATGACATGAACTGTGGATTGTCTGTCGCGACAACTGCATCGTCGCCAGCCACAACGGATCGGCTCAAGAACGCAACACAATACAACAACAGCCATCGCCAGATCTCCTCATCGCTTGCTTCCAGAAGCCCACAAGCTTCAAGCTCACGGCCCACCAGGGTTTTTCCGTTTGTTATGGTGTTCATCGAATAGGTGACCACCTGACCTGAGCCTCTCTGGTCTGTGCGAACCACAACGTCCATGACTGTGTTGCTAGCAAAGCGGGGATGGTCTCTCGGAAACAGGGCGACGATGTGCTTGTATGCGAACATGAACAGCGCCTTCACCAATTTCCGGTGGTATGGATCGGTTATCTGTTCGAGTATGAAGTACTCCTCGTCATCCAAGTCGGCCTGGGTTATCCGCGTGTCCCATCCAGCGACATCATCCGCCACGAGATACTTCCCTTTCTTAGCAATCTCCTCAAGGTAGTATCCGAAGTAGTTGACTCCCTCACCTCCAACTCCACCAGGAAAGTTTTCACGGGCAACCCAGTGGTCCTCATTCAAGAATCCCAATGCCTCATACTCAAGGAAACGACTGCCGAGCCACATGTACCAAATCGTGCGAGATCCTTTTGCCAATCCGGCCACAGTGGGTTTCTTTTCCTTCTTTCCCATTGTGTTATAGATGCACATTTCGCAATCCCCCGCCAGATGTTTGGCCCGTTCGCGATCCACCATGTTCCAGAATTCACTATCAGCCAACGCTTCATTCACGCTGGTCCACGGAATTTCCTTGCTCCACGCCCCAATGGCGGCATGGCTTTGCACGTTTCTGGCATAGTCTGCGGCTGTGAGGATACGTGGTTTCAAACCGCGGTCCTTGAACATGCGCACAAAATACTTCATGATGAGTCTGTTAACCCGTTTTATGTTCGCCGGGGGTTCTTCCGTCAACGTGTCAACCTTCTCACGGAGGATCTTCTGCTGGGCGTACGTGGAGACATCTGTCATCATATAGGAGGTCGTTCTTTTCTGTTCTTCCCATGGCCACATGACACGTCGGATCATGGGATTTACCGTCTGTCCACCACCTGACCGCGTGTCCGCAGCGAATGATCCATAGTACTTGAAGCTATTGTAGGGATGTTCCTCGTCGTAAAACCAGGTCCGAGCATTCTCGTCTTTAAGCCGTCGGATGCGAGTGCTCACTTTGTCCTCATCGAGTTCCTTGACTTTTGACGAAGGATCACAACGTGTTCCTTGGGACAATTTCGGTGGGTCAATGCGAAATTCAGGGTCGTTGATCGTGAATCGTCGACACAGAACTGCCAACACAGCGTAGACGGCGGCAACGGGATTTTGGCGGGTTCCAGAGATATAGTACATCTCAGCGGTCGAATTTCGACTGTGTGACAACCTAACCAAACGGCCGTCAAACTTGTGCTGCAAGCCCTCAATCTTCCGCAACACATCAAGATGATATGGCGCCAGTACCTTGCACACAAACGCCGCTTGAGGGTTCTTGTCCAACCAGTCTTCCAGCAGGTTCAGAACTTTCATGGTCCGACTGAACTCAACTTCTGGTTTGGGATCACTTTCTCCGATGTCGCACACTATGGTGTTCGCACTCTGTGGATTCATCGCATAGACGTTGACTCCGGTCTTGAAGGTCGCCAAGTTGTATCCAGTCGTCGTGAACTTTTGTGGGTTCTCACGTTCCGCTCCCCCAAGAGTGTAAGCATTGACTTTCGTGACTCGCCGATCGGCTACCAAACGTTGCGCCCAGCCTCCTCGTCCACACCCTAGATCAACGACACGTCCTTTGGGTTCCCACCCAAATTTCGTTATCAGCTCATCCATTTTCAAGCCGCCTCGGGAAACGTAATCGCCTCTTTCTGTCTCATTAACGCCTCGTGATCGGTAGTCATTGAACTCAGACAAGCTCTTCTTGTTCAATTCTCTTTTCCACCTGTATCCCATACCACCAACAGGAGCTTTGTTAATGGAGTTCAAACCGCCTCCAGTCCTCATGCTCTTTTCCAATCCACCGAGGAGAATTCGGAGGAGAAGGCAAGCCACGTACAAGGTGGTTTGCTCCATCCTTATGACTCCAAAGAACAGCAGGATGTGACCTAGTTCCATGTCCGGGTGGTTGGGATTCCTGGGATCAAGAACGACCCACAAGGAGTGAATGCAAACGGCAATGCAAACAAAAAGAGAAGCCAGGTCCTGAACCAAGAATGCCCAAATGACTGCTAGGCCTGCCATCACAGCGGCAAACATGTTCCGTCGCCTGTCACGCTGATCACGGCCGATTAAGGCCTCAACCTCACGCTTTTGTTTTTCGGCATTAAAGTTGTTCAGCACCTTGTCAGTCAAGTTGTACTTGTGCTCGGCCGAGAAGAGGGCAAGAACAAAAAATCCCGTTACCCATCCGACAACCTGAGAGATCAAAGTGGTTCCGTAGAACACAGCCGGAAGCAGAGGGACAACCGCATAGAATGGTATGTTGGATAACCGCATTCCACCCACAGCAGCTGAGCGTGCAGCATCAGCAATGTACTTTTTCGCCACATCGTGCTCCGTGAGAGTGATCACCACTTGGTTTAGTCCAACAACAACGGCATACACGTTGATCAAAAACTCGTGACTCCAGGTAGGGAGATTCCATGCTGGTTTAGCGGTCGGGCTTATCGGCAACGAGCCTCCAGAAACGGTAGCCAGCATGTGGGTGAGATCTCGTTTGATATTTGGGGTCAGTTCTTTCTCCCAGCAGATCAATCCTAGAATCACGATCATTCCCGTCACGATGAACCTAGTTATCACAACGTACTCAATACTTCTCGTTGTATTGTTTCCAGCTATGATCTTTATCAGAGTGATTGCTCCGCCAATAACGAAAATCATGGCAAAGGGGACACCCATGTGGTAGCTTAAGAGAGCCCAACAAGTGCCCCATGCCTTAGGAATTTCGTCGTACTGGTTGATCACTTGCGGATTCTTGTCGCGTGTTATGTACTTTCCAAGAGACAGAAACAAAAGGATGACCAAATACAGGATCACGGCGAAAATCCCACCCATCCAGATCGCCATGAGGGCCGAGATCATTTTGTCTTTTTTCATAGTTGGAATGTCATCATCTCCTAGCCTTGTTGCGATGTACGCACTCTCAAGAACCTCAAAAAACTTTTGCTTGAAAGCCCCAGAGACTATGAAGTGCTGCACGGCCATGACAAAGTCCACGACTGTCACACTACGGCATTTCAACAGTTTTGTTATGGATGCAATCTTCATGTCATCTGGAGCATCCTCGAACCGCCTGTCAACAAACTTGGGTCGGTACCGCTGGATTCCGTGGCTCGTGGGTATTTTCAACACTCCATCAGTGTCTCCTTGGAAGAGTATTCCATCGAGGTCATGCAGGTTGCTTACCCAGTGCCAAGCGAGCCAGTACGTGACAGGCTTCTCGGAAAGCTCCAGAAACAAACGTCGTTGTTTTTCTGGCAACGTGTATGATCCCGGCACATTAAAATAGGTAGCCTCCTCCGGCATTGGCCCGCAGCCAACCTGATCTAGGATCATTTGTGCCTCAGTCCAGCAGATCCACTTCAAACAATCTGACGGCACCGGATCATCGATCGGAATCACATACCTACCTTTGTCACGGCGACCAGTGCGCCCACGTCGTTGAATACGAGAAGATAGGGGTGCTCCGACTTTTTCGAGATCAACAAAGTTGATTCGGGCCAGGACCGGTTTGATGGTGGTTCGTGTGTCAATGACAGTGTCAACGTTGAAGTTTGCTCCCATCTCGCTGATGTCCGTTGTGTAGATGACTTTCACATCGTCGTTCACTGCTTTCGGAGCGTTCTCCTCGAAGGAGTCGCTGTGTAGCGAGATGCTGTTCGGAGTGGCATGGTGCAATCTGTCACAATCCTTCCTTGTGGGAACAAAAACAACCGTTTTTGCTCCAGCGTGCTCCATGACGAACTGCGAGGTCATCTCACGGGGGAAGTTCACATGGTCGACATCAATCGCGTAGTTATTGCCAATTGCTGGTGAACGTCCAGGAATCGTAGCACTCATGTAAACTAAGCGTGTGTTTCGTTGCAACAACGATTCCATGATTCCTCTTGCAGCTATTGACATGGGGTCCAGGAAGTGACATTCGTCCATGATTATGGTTGAATACTTAAACTTCTTCAGTCCATCCGAGAAGGCATGTTGTGCAAAAGTGGCATGGCAAGCAACGGTTACAATGTTCATCGGATGCCCAATCACATCGCCAACTTTGAGATCTGGAAGCCTTTCTTTGAGCACTTTGATGACCTCGTTCTTTACCACCCGTGTGGGCGTGAGAACGAGGATCCTATGATTGCCAAGCACAGCCTTCTTTGCTTCATCAACAACCACACCACGGGTTTTCCCCTTTCCAGGATGCCAATCAATGAACACCCTGCTCGTTGAGTCCAGTATTTGTGGCATTTCATCGTCTCGAAGAACCTGGTCCGTTGAGACAAGCGAGTAGTACTGTCCTGAGACATAGAATCCGAAACCATACAGCCCAACTGCCTCTCCACTCCGAGAAAAAACCGGTGATCCAGACGATCCATTGCCATAGTCAGTAGGAATCAATGGTACTTCTTCCCCGTCGATGTTGATTGTTTGCCTTTCGTAAGTGTCAAATTGGACAGTCCCATCCGTCAGGCACGCCTTGATGGTGTAAACATCGGACTCCTCAAACTTGAGTTTCCAAGGTCCACCATAACAAGCCGTGTCACGTGTGACTGATCCACCCGACAAACTAACATACCTCCCACGCCATTTCACAGGATTGCCCTTTGTGACGTGAAAGAGTGTGTGAAACACTCCTTCTTTGGCAAAACCGGACCCGCAGATGACCGATGAAAAAGGAGTCACACTCTTGATGTAGTATGCTCCTTGGGGCAGATAGTCAAACGTGGTGTGCACCTGCAACTGTTCTTCTTCAAACGAGTTCGAGAGAAAGAAATCCTCAGATCTCAAATTCCACCGGAACACCGCGTTTGCCAGCGCGGGAATAAACTTGTTGGATCCACTGAACACATACCAAAGGGCTCCCACTATTCCAACCTGCCAGTTGAAGCAAAACACGAGCAAAAGCACGACGCCAACGCAGATGTTCATTATAACGCCGTTCTTCTCTTGCTCACTGTGGACCTCAACCCCATGGTGTCCTCGTGTTCCTGTCAATCGTCTTTCGGGAGAAAATTGTTTCGTTTCACCGATGGTACAAGAATCTCCGGGTATTTGCACCAGCTCCAGGCTTACCTTGGCAGTCATGCTAAAATAAAACCAGACAGCAGTGGCCAGAACAAGAATAGCCATGGCGAGTTCAGGGCGCTGAGCTTCTTCTAGCAGCCAAACGGCGGCTATAACGATTCCAGATCCTGCGACGAATTTGCATTGATATATCCAATCGATCGACCCACGAACGCAACACGACAGTGGTCTCGCCAAGAAGGCCAAGCATGTCATTGCGAAAGTGGGAACATAGCGTTGAGTCATCAAACCGTTCGCCGCTAGTGACCAGTCCCGTGACAGCACCAACAAGCATCCAAGTACTAGCCAAGGGCCATTCAGCAGGAGCATGCGGGTATTGCGTTGCAGGGCCCGCAGCAGCCCACATAGGGTCGTGGCACTCCTCAGTCCATTTCTCCACGCGGATGAGTGCGCTTGATAGGAGACTTTTAACGCTCTCACTGTGATCACTGCCAATATGATTGCTACAGAAAAGATCGCGGTTTGCCAAGATGCAACCAAGAGAGTGGACGAGATCAGCCATTCGTGAAATCCCATGTTCGCGGCTGCCGTCGATAGACCCATCCCGGCCGCAATCATGAGCCCAGCATCCAAGAGGGAGCCAAATTGACCAAGTTTGTGTGCTATTATCGCATACGCCCATTGGAGAATCAACACGAAGCATTTGACATCCAGCGGAGCCCACATCTGGCGTCTCCACATCATCGCGAGAAACCATATGTGACCGGTCCCGGTGTGAATGGCCATCCAAAGGTGGCACATCCACATGGTGTACCCTTTGTGTCCCGCAATCCCTTGTGACAAGATGAGCCAACCCCATGATTGCCAATCCGATAGCAAAGGCATACCAATTAAAAGGAAAGCCAACCATGTACCGACAGCTCGGAAGAGCCACTTCCGTCTCGTGCGTGCCGTGATGCACATGAGCGCTATTGACAACACTAACATGCGGCTTATATGATCGACGCGGCCAAGCCGAAAATCCTGGTTTGACATTTTCAGAGGGCTGGCTTCAGCATACGTCTGAGAGAAACCAGCGTCCCAGGTCTTTGGCAACTCCGTTTGGATGTCATCCTGACTCACAGTAGCTACGACCTCCTCCTCGACCAATACAGTTTTCTTTTCTGTCTTTGCGCTTTCTGGCTGGTCATAGGTCCGGATCTCCATTGGATAGTACAAATCAGTTCCGATTCTGAAGTGGAACACGTTTCCTTCCTCCAGGCAAGTCTTGCAGCACCACTTGCTGAAGGCGTTAGCCTCCACTTTCAACGCCTTCCCGCGGCCTTTGCATTTGCTCGTCATCTCAACCGTGGTGCCAGGCACAGCTCCTTTGATCATCTCGATGGGATATTTGTCCCACGGGAAGTCCGTTTGGGTAAGGTACCCAGGAACGTGGTTGGCGGCTGATAGGGGTGATCCCCACGCTGGTGGAACAAACAAGCGCTTGTCAGTCCAGTCGAGCGGTTCAGCCGTGAACCTTGGTGGCCAGATGCATGAGTGGGATTGCTGCATGCTCAACTCAGTAATGGTGTACGTTTTGTTGAACTCGCTACGCATCCACATGCTTCCATCCGTGTAGATGGTTTGGTTGTTCTTCACGACCAAGCCTGCCAAATACATGGGGCAAGTCCGTCTCATGGTGGACGAAATCGACACTCCTAGCGAAGACCCCCAAAGGCGGCGTCTAAAGCCGGTGAAGTCGTACTGAAAAGCCACTGATTTCTGACAAACCTTGGTTCGTGCCTTTCCGCTGGACACAACACGGATTACCTTGTCAGAGACATTCTCTGGTTTATGTCCGTATTGCCACAGCGGTTTCTTCAAGAACCCTAGCTGTTCCGCATCCACCTCACGATCTTGTTCTCTAACGGCCAATTGGGTCTCAACATCACCAATTTTTACCCTCACAATCGACTTCTCCACGCTTGGAAAGTGCCTATGGTGCGACAAGGACAAGTTGTAATGGACGCCAGCATGGTTGTACACGTAGTACTCAGCGGCGGCTCGAGCGGCTGCACATTGCAGAACATCCTCGCACAAGACGCACACTTTGTTGTACTTTTTGAACATGTTATCGACATAACCTTCGAACAATCCGTAGTTATCGATCTCGACCTGCTCTTCGGCCGTGGGCCAGTTGAACAAACTGCGGAAGACAAACAACCCATCACCACAGGTAAACGTCTTGCGCTGGGTGTCGACGCCGCATCCGTAGTCAGCCTTGACATACACGATGTATCCAACGAGAACCAACAGAACAAGCACGCGTTTGTCAACGAGCAGCGTCAAGCCGATTAAGACAATGGCGATTTGGACCCACCACCCTGAAAATAGGTGGAGTCCCCAACCGCCAGTTAGATCAAAGAACGAATGTTTGATGCCTTCAACACCATGGCGTTGATAACGATCAGCAGTGTTCAGCACGATGTTCCAAGCCGAAATCATTCTGGAGACCTTACATTTCACGTAAACGACCTTTTTTCCAGCCGAAATCTTTGCAGACGTTTCGTCACAAACAACTGAGGTGGACGAGATCTGCGTTCCCTTGGCAAAGAACACACTTGCAGCCGGCAGGCTACAACCCTCGCATGTGAGAACGACCACGCAATCTGCCCCAGCAGGGGCAGACAGCGTGACTTGCACGCGTCCACTAGTTCCAATCTGGTCTTGGGTGAAGATCAGCTCACCAACTTTATCACAATTGCGAGTTGTCTCAACCAAGAGTTTGTCCACCACGATGTCGCATTTAAGGAACATTCCATCTGACAACCCCTTCTCGATGTTTATGCCTTCTTCCCAGGCCACAGACGGGTCAATGATCGCCTTAACCTTGACTTCAGTGGGAGTGGTCTTCCCCCAGAGAACAGCCGTGTCAGCCCCGTGTATGACGGCACCAACCTTGAACAAACCAGTCCACACGTCAATAGTGCCTTTCGGGAGAAGAACTTTATGCTTCTCTCCAGCCACGATGTACATGTTGAGAGCATCAGACAATCCAAGTCCACAAGAAATTGTGGCGTATCCGAGGTCTCCAAAAGAGAGGGTTCGAACTGCGGCTGGAATCAGGGTCAAGTTCGTGGTTTCACTGTGAAAGCTTCCAGTCACGTTAACCTTGATGTTCTTCTCGCCAAAGCTCGATACTCGGAGTTCACGAGAGCATGATACTTCGATACATGTAGCCACAGCTCCCATTCCAAATTCCAGGCATCCAGATGCCCAGCCACGTTGAAGCGTGCGTTCAACACACACTCTTCCAACGGCATTCAGCGCATCCATGTCAATGTCACATCCCATAGGGCAGCAGTCCGTTGAATACGACGCGTTCACGTGACAATCAGAGAGCAATGATTTCACTCCCTGTCCCTCGGAGACAAAGAATGCACCGGCTCTGATATCAAGAAGTCCCGCTCGCGTCATGATGGAAACCGAACCATGGGGGTACACTTGGGTTTTGATCAACGTCTGGACCCTCCCATCCATTGTCATGAATGGTTCAGTATGGTCAGCCAACACGGTACTCCAACACGCTGCCACCAGCAGGGCGACGATCCAGAGGGGCCATTTCAGTGCAATTCCGACAACGATGATGAAAACCATTGTTGTGAACGTGTTTTTCTTCAACCAGGTGAAGGCGGAGGCCTCAAGGTCAGCCATGTTCTCTTTCAGCCTATCCTTCACGGTTTCCGTGGCCTTTGGAGTGTCCCGCCTACGTCGCACCCTCTCTTCGCATCGTGTGTACGCGAGTGTGAACTCAATGTACGTTGAGGCACAGTCAATGCCATCAACGGTGCTCAAGTCCTCTACTTTGGGGCACCGTTTCTCCACATGGATTCCTCGTGGGCACATGTCCTCTGGCAGCTTGAACAAGTTCATCAGTCCAGTGTAGTTCCGTCCTCCCCCGATGAGTTGATTTCCACTCTTTCCGGGAGAGAAAGTCAGGGTCAGACAACAAGCCAATGACAATAGTGTGAACATTGGCAAGCTGTAGTAGATCGATCGTGTCTTTTTCCGTTCTAGGAGTCCAACGCGCGTCTCAAGACGAGACACTCGCTGAATGAGACCCCTGATCGCGTTGACAATTGATGCCAACATTAGCTCAAGGGCTCGTCCGACATCCATCCTGAACAGTGACCGCCGAAGTTGTCTATTACTGTTGTTATGTTGTGGGGCCTTTTTCATCTCAAAGCCCCGTTTTCCTCCTCCTCCCAGGGAAATTCCCTTCTTCTTCAGTGCTTCCTTACTTGACATAAGTAAGCTTCTTCTCAAGCTATTCCGTGACAAACGTCTAAAGGTTATAACAAATTGGTTATGAACCACGGGTCAGCTTTTTAAAACT